TTCGGTCAAGCCTGCAGATCAACAGCGTGTTAAATCCGATCCGGCATACAGAGAGGCGTATTTAGATATACGCTTAAATCGGAAAGGAGGACTTAGTTCAGGTGAGATCACAGATAATATGATCAAAACCAGAGCTAGTGAAATCCAAAAAGGCAAGACTAGAAATTACGGTTAAGTAATTTAGTCTTAAATTAAATTGTCAATTCAAGGAGATAACTAAAATGACAGTAAAATCAGCACAAGTTGCTCAGTTATATACTGACTTAGTTGCAGATCTAGTACCATATTTTATGAACGCTACTCTGCTCCCTAACTCAGCATTAATTCGCAACAGTATAAACATGGTCGGTGAAACCGGCAAAGTAGTAAGGTTCCCAGTAACGAATACTTACTCAAACGCAGTAACAGTGGCAGATGGTGCATCAATCATCGGCACAGCAAACGCAACATCAGAATTCATACCAACTAATGTAGATGTTACATTAACTAAGAAAGGTATTGGTTCAGATGTAACACTAGAAGCATTAAGCGACGGTGGTTATGACTTAGTATACCGAGCAACTCTACAAAGACTTGGTGGTGGACTAGCTCAGGCTACTGACAAAGAAGGATTCTTAGTTGCAGGTACAGCCTTCACTACTGAAGTAGGTACAGCATCAACAGCCGATACTTCAACTCACAACTTAATCATGTCACCAGACGCATTAGGTTACGCAGTTAAAGATGACGGCCCATTAGTAGAAACATGGTACAATGTAGATACTCAGACACATGAGTTCAGAGGTACTATCAGAGACGGTTATGCCGCTATTCAACCACTATTTGGTGTTAGAATGACAGGTCTTAACGCAGTTGGTACATTGGCTGGAACAGGTGGAACAGAGATTGGTTTCGATATCACTTCTGTAGCAAAAGCAACTTCTTTACTAAGAAAGCAAAATGCTCCAACTTTAGATAACGGTAACTATATTGCGGCAATTGATGCGGCAGCAGAATTTGCTATTAATGCTCAAGTAGCATTAGCAGGTGGCGGCGCTTCTATTGGTTCTTTATCTGATATCGGTAACAAAGCATTCTACGACGGACTAGTTGGTCAAGCAGTAGGCTGTGCTTTCTTTAGAAGTAACAACTTACCACTAGGTGACGAGACTTAATTTAGGATAATATTATGGCATTTGTAACAGACGGCGCAGGAAATGTAACATCATACGCAGAATACACCGATGTGTTGCAGAAGGATCAACGAATATTAGAAGCAAATGTTATCAAAGTACCAGATGAGTCTGGCTTTGTTGATGTTACTGACTTCATTGAAGACATGCTTACTAAAAGTACAGATCGCATAAACATTAAATTTAAGGCAAGTTCTTGGTACCAAGGATATTTGAATTACACAGGTCAATCAGTGTCGAATCCGGCACTGATGCCTGACTTTAATCCAAATTACATTCTTAGTAGACAACAAGAATTTACTGATTTAGCGGTGTTTTACTGTATGTATTATTATATCTGTCCACTTATTGCAGACTTTTCCGATGAGGATAATGGGTCAGCAGAAGTACAGAAAATAAAGTATTATGAGGACAAGTTCCAAGGTTTGTTTAACGAACTTATAGCACTTGCTGATTGGTACGATGCAGACGGCGATGGTACAATTGAAAATTCTGAAAAGGTCTGGACTAACCAGACTGTAAGGCGTAGCAGGCGTAGATCAACAGTAGTGAGAGTTAACTAATGTCAATTAGAACTCTTTTACTACAACAATTGGCTAACACACTAGCAAATGGTGGTGTTGTTTCAAGTGATTATTCATTAGAAGCAAACGAACTACCATGGAATGCTAGTGGACAGCCATTGTATGTTAAAAACATGCGTGTGGTATATGTTAGCGAGGAAGAAGAAGCAAAAGTTCAACTTTATCGCACACTGGATCAAGGCGATGTCTATCAGACAGAAACCTTAGTCCAAGCCTTCTTAACAGAAGATGCCAAAAATATTAATGCAAATAACCCAACCGTTATAGAAAACATGCTCAATGCCAAGGACATAGTTAACACAGCAAATGGATTTAATGTCCAACAAGCTGAAAGTGGCTATGAACAAGAAATTGAGGGTGATACTATAACATATACTTTCGAGTATACATTTACAACCATATAGGAGAAATACAATGGCAGTAATGAACATAACATCGGGTAACCAAGCAGTCCTAACACTAGGAACTACCGAAGCAATGGCTGCACCTGGCGGAACAGACGGAATGATTATTCCTTTTGTGCAGGATATAACAGTCAATGCATCACCAGGTATCGTTAGATATTCAGTGCTAGATAGTACATCAAGCAAAGCATTTACAACAGTTAACGAGAACTCTGTTTCTGGTAACATGTTAGTAGACGAAGCAACATTCTTCGGACTTGCAGGAGCAACAAATACGATTGCTCTTAACGGTCTGTTTGCTACATCGACAGCTAAGACTAAAGTGTTCTTCTCTGTTGCTTTCGAAGGAAGCGACAGTACTGATCACTATATCAAAGGTGAAGCATTTATTGGCGGATTAGCACCGACAGCATCTATGGATGCTGCCGTTTGGTTAACGCCGATCGAGCTGATTGTGGATGGTGAACTAGAAGCAGATACTGTAACTTAATAACCGATAAACAATATATGACTCCTCTCTTTGAGGGGAGTTGTATTATTTGAGGACAAAGATATGAAACATAAATTCTTAAGAGGATTTGATCTAGAAGGTAAATGGACTAGACCTACTAGAATTATTCGTATAAATGGCGTAGAACACGACATGGACGAGTATGCAAAAGAGCATGGTATAGAACTACCTGATGCTAAGTCTAAAAAACATAAAGATATAAAGAAAGAGGTAAATACACATGCAGATATGGGAAAACAAGACCATTCCGGAGATCATAAAGTCGATGGAGATGGAGATAGCGAAGGCTAAAAATGAACTTCGTTGTGCTGAGAAAGATATGAGCAAAGCACAAAACAGGATAGCATTTACATTAAGTGCTATACATAATTTAAAAGATAGAGATATAAAGGAATAAAGATATGAAATTAAGCGAACTAGCACAAAAACCAAAATTAGAAAAAATCACAATCACTAGTGAAACACTTGTAGAGAAATACGGTGATGAACTAGACTTCTTCATTTACGATAGACAACCTATCGATATATTCACAAAATTAGCAGATGTTACCGAAGGTAATGCTACCGAATACATGGTTATTCTAAAAGATTTAATCTTGAATGAAGACGGTGAACCTGTGATGAGTGAAGAAAAATCGTTACCAATTGATGTCATGACAGAAGCCATGAAGTTGATAGGCGAACACCTGGGAAAGTAACATCGCATCGTATAGATGAAAAGAGTCGTGCTACAAACACACTCTTAATGTTAGACGCAGTAGCACAACGCTATAGTTACTTACCGAGCAAGTTGTTATGCGATGCTGATTCATTTGACATAATGGTTTATGATGTCGCTGTAAGTTACGAAAAAATGATTCGTGACAGGCAAGAAGGTAAGGTAGATCAGAAAATGTATGACCAGGCTGAATTAGAAGAACGATTTAGGTCAGTTAAAAATAGGTAGGGTAATGTTTAGAATTAAAGTAGATAGTAGCGAAGTTAGGGATATGCTAAATGATCTTAGCGATATGCCTGATGATGTTATGGAATCTTCATTTAAGTTCTACAAAAAAGAAACACCTAAACGAACCGGAAATGCCAGAAACAAAACAACTTTACGCGGAGACAAAATCCGCAGTGGCTATCCTTATGCTGGAAGACTAGACGAAGGATGGAGTAAACAATCGCCTGACGGTATGACGGAACCTACCATAGAATACATGGAAAAAGAAGTCGACAAACAAGTGCGTAAAATAGGTAGGTAATATGGCTAAAAGTATTGAAGTAACATTACAGTTAAATGACAGAGACTTTATACGAGGTATAAGAGTTGCACAAGCACGACTTAGAGGCTTAGGTAGGACAGCAGGTACTAGTACAAGAGCTTTTGCTACACTAGGAAGTACAGCCGCAAGTAGTGTAGCACCACTTGTAGCCGCTGGTGCTGGTTTAGGAGCACTAGGTAGTGCATTTACTAAATCAACTACTTCAAGTATTAATTTTAGTTCTAATATAAGCAAAGTACAACAACAAGTCTTAGATGCACACTTTACATTTGAGGATGGTGGTGATTCAGTTAAGAGAATGGGCAACAACATGTCCGAAACCACTAGGCAAGGTTCTGGACTAGCAGGCACACTTGCTAGATTTGCCGGACTAGCAGTTGGTATTGGTGCTGTAGCAGTAGCATTCCAACAATTATCGAAGTCAGTAAGCACATCTGCACAATTTGAAACAATTGAAATTACTTTAAATAACTTGACAGGTAGTGCGGCAAAAGGTGCTAGAGCATTAGATGTAATTATAGAAAAAGCAACAGAACTACCTTTTGCATTTGAAGACTTAGCAGGCGCATCACCAGTATTATTAACAGTAAGCAAAAACCTAGAAGACTTCCAAAACAATATACAATTAGCCGCAGATATTGCC